ATGCTAATAGAGATACATTATATGAAAGTAATGTTAATCCAATTGCAACTTTTCCAAATGCCGGAGTTACAGTATTTGGACAAAAAACATTACAGAAAAAAGCATCTGCATTAGATAGAGTAAACGTAAGAAGATTATTAATAGCAGCTAAGAAATTTATTGCAAGTACAACTAAGTTCTTAATATTTGAAAATAATACAGCAGCAACTAGAAACAGATTCTTAAGTATCGTTAATCCATATTTTGAAAATGTACAACAAAGACAAGGATTGTATGCATTTAAAGTAGTTATGGATGATTCAAATAATACACCAGATGTAATTGATAGAAATCAAATGGTAGGCCAAATTTATATGCAACCTGCTAAGGCAGCTGAGTTTATTATAATTGATTTCAATATATTACCAACAGGAGCAGCTTTTCCGGAATAGAAAATAGGAAAACTTGATATTTATATAAAAGAGGAATAAAAGATGGCAGAATTACTTGACCCAACAGAAATATTTTATACGGCATATGAGCCGAAGATGGCCAACAGGTTCATCATGTACATTGAAGGAATACCTAGTTACCTTATTAAGGCAGCTAGTAGACCATCAATTGATCAAGGTGAAGTTATACTAGACCACATCAACGTTGAAAGAAAGTTGAAAGGAAAGTCTAGATGGCAAGATGTTACCGTAACATTATATGACCCAGTTGTTCCATCAGGAGCACAAGCAGTCATGGAATGGGTAAGATTACATCATGAATCAGTAACAGGTAGAGATGGATATAGTGACTTTTACAAAAAAGACTTAACATTTAATACATTAGGACCTGTAGGTGATAAAGTTGAAGAATGGACATTGAAAGGAGCATTCATATCATCAGCAACATTTGGTGACATGGATTGGGCAACAGAAGATCCAATTAATATTGAATTGACATTAAAATATGATTATGCAGTGTTACAATTCTAATTAAATATTTCTAAAGCATTAAAGAATCCTACCTAGCGGTGGGATTTTTTACGTTATAGCATATTTATATAAAAGTAATAAGTTATTAAGAGAGCAACTATGGCAAAACAAGTTAACGACGATTATCCAGGTAAAGCACCGGTAATGTCAGACAAACAATTAAAAGATATCGCAACTGCACAATATAATACAAATGCAGTAGATGAGACATTAGTATTTGATTTTCCAACAGAAATTGTTGAATTACCAAGTAAAGGAAAATTATATCCAACTGGACACCCTTTAAAGAATGGTACCATTGAAATGAAGTACATGACTGCAAAAGAAGAAGATATTCTTACAAATCAGTCATTTATTAAAAATGGAATTGTATTAGATAAATTATTTAAAGCATTAATAGTTACCCCGTGTGAGTATAATGATTTATTATTATGTGATAAGAATGCAATAATGGTTGCAGCAAGAATATTAGGGTATGGTAAAGATTATCCTATTAAAGCAACTAATCCAGAGACAGGTGAAGAAATTGAACATACAGTAGATTTAACTAAATTACAAGACAAAGAAGTAGATTGGAATTTAATTAAAGATGGTATCAATGAATTCACAGTAAATTTGCCAGCAGCAAAAATTCCAATTAAAATTAAGATTTTATCTCAAAGAGATCAAACTAGGATGGATGCGGAACTAAAAGGGTTAGCAAAACTTAAAAAGAATGCTCAAGTATCAACAATGATGAAATATGTTATTATTGATATAGATGGCGAAACAGATAATGCAAAAATTAGAAAATATGTTGATAATAATTTATTAGCTATAGATTCTAGAGCAATTAGAAAATTCCTTAAAGCAATAACACCAGAAGTAGACTTGACAGTATGGGTGCCGGATGGAGATGCCGGTGATACCTTTCAAGCTCCAATTAACATCGGATTGGACTTTTTTTGGCCTGACTCCGGCTTATAAAGTAACCAAGCAAGAACAAATATTTGATTTAGTATATCATAGTAAAGGAGGATTCACATATCATGATGTGTATCATATGCCTATATACCTACGTACATTCTATATTAGAAAGATGTCTAAAATGTTTAGTGATCAGAAAAAAGACCATGAAAAGGCTATGCGAAAACAAAAAGCCCGTCAAAAATCTTCCAAGCCTGCAAGAGGCAGATAATTCATATAAAACATAGCATTGTTGATATTTATTAAAAAGAAGAGTTTAATTATGTCAACAAACAAATTCGAACAAAGGCAACTAAGTCAGATTCAAGATCTCAATGAAGGAATCTTATCATCTATAGCTAAAATGTTCATGTCTAGGAAAGTAAAGAGTAAATATAAAAAAGTATATAAACTCGCAAAACATGACCCAGAACTACAATCAGCATTATCAGATTTAGAAAATTATCACGGTAGATTAAATAAAATTCTAAAAACCTTATGTAAACGTAATCCAGATCATCCTAAATGTTAATGAAGTAAATTATGTCAGTTGATCCTAAAATACAAGCAGCGTATAATGCAGAAGTAATTAAGACCAATATGTCCATGGAAGCTCAGAAAGAGATCCAAGAGGCTATTAATTCTGGTGCTGTAACAAATATATCACATCTTAAAACACTAATTAGTTTGGCAGGCTCATTAACTGGAAAGTTGAAAGGAGTTGGCAAGGAACTTACACATCAGGAAAAACTTACCCAAAAAATAGCAGATAATGAATACAAGCTAATAGATATTGCTAGTACATTAAATGGTAAACTCGTAGGTAATAGGAAAGAATTTATAGGCATAGGTGCCAAGACTGAAGATATTGCAAAGGGATTAATTAAAAGTTATAAACTCCAGATCATGACTGGAAAATTAACTAAACAAGCTGGTAATGAACTAGTTAAAAATGCAAAGGCTTCATGGGATATAGCAGCCTCCCTAGAAACAATTGCAGCCTCAGATTTAGCAGCACCATTTGATGAAGCAATGACATTGGCAGATACAATGGGGGATAAAATAGAAGGAGTGTTTTCTTCCATACCAGGAGGATCATATCTATTTAAAGCTTTAGGCGGCGACGAATTAAAAGAACAACTTAAAGGTGCTGTAACAAAAGGCTTTGCCAAGATGGCCAGTGCAATGGCCGCCGGCGCTACTCCACTTCAAGCACTTAAAGCTGGGATGATAGCATTTAATGCAGCAGTAAAGGCCAATCCAATGATATTAGTAGTAGCAGCAATTGCTGCCGCGGCAGCTGCTTTAGTTGGATTAGTGATGTTAGCTAGCAACCATGAAAAAGAAGCTAGAAAGTTATCAGAAACAATGGGTACCACCGTTGGACAAAGCAAACAGTTAATACTGCAAGCAAAGCAAGCAGCAAGTGCAATGGGCAATCAATTATCAATGGCCGAGGATATATTAGCAGTTCAACAAGAATCGGCAGCAGCATTTGGTACAATGGCTATGCTAACAACAGACCAAGCAGCACAAGTTTCTGAAATAGGAAAAGCATTTGGATATAGTGCACAACAAGCTGGGAAAGTAAATACAGCATTTATGGCCATGGGAGTAACTGCAGATGAAGCAGCAGATACACAACGAGATTTAGCCGCTGAAGCACTAAAAGCCGGCGTTAACGTAGGAGCGGTTACAGCAGATATAGCAGAAAATTCTAAATCAACTGCAAAATACTTTGGAGGAAATGTTAAGGCATTGAAAAGTGCAGCAATTGAAGCCGCGAAGATGGGAGTTAGTTTAGCTACCATGGCAAAGGTGTCAGATAGCTTATTAGACTTTGAAAGTTCAATATCAGCTCAATTTGAATTACAAGCCATGACAGGTAAAAATATGAACTTTGATCTTGCTAGACAATTAGCATTAGAAGGAAATATAGCAGGTGCAACAGCAGCAGTCCTAGAGGAAGTTGGTTCTATACATGATTTCAATAAAATGGATGTTCTAGAACGTAAAAAGTTAGCAGAAGCAACTGGTATGGACGTTGATGAATTGCAGAAATCATTAACAATTAAATCTAAGTTGGGCGATTTAACTAATGAGGAATTAGCATCAATGAATGCGTTAGGTTTGAGTGCAGCCCAAATGTCAGGCATGTCTTCCGAAGAGTTACAAACTAAACTAGCGCAACAACAATCTAGTGAAAAGATGGCTGCGGGTATGGCAGCAATGAAAAGTCAATTGATGACAGCATTATTGCCATTAGGAGAAGCATTTATGGGAGTATTTGCAGCACTATCACCGATACTTAAAGTGATTGGTGGAGTATTTAGTATGATAGGTACGCTAATCAAAGGATTCTTAATGCCAATTACATTTGTATTTGATGTATTCACTAAAATTAAAGATGCAATCTCCGGCATATTAGATAGTATGGGAATATTAGGTCCTATTACAACTGCATTAGGATTTGCGTTTGATGTTATTAAAAATACTATTATGATCGCCGGCGCAATATTAGGAACAGTATTTTTACCAAATATCGTTATGGCAGGAGTAGCGGCAGTTACTAGTGCAGCAGGATATATTGGATCAGCAATTGGTGCAATCTTTACCGGCTTAGCTCCAATACCATTTATTGGTGTTGGGTTAGCAGTAGCAGCAGTAGCAGGATTGATGGCAACAGTTTCATCATTCATGAATGATGGTGTTATATCTCCTCAGGCAGGAGGAAGTGGCTATGGAAAAAGAGTATTACATGGACCAGAGGGGTCTATATCATTTAATAATAAAGATACAATTGTTGCAGGAACAGATTTGAACTATGGGAATGATGTGGTATCAAAAGCAAATGATGCAATATTTAGGCCTGCAGGCGCAATTAAGATGAATGATGGAGTGATTGGAGATACAGGTCCTACTGAAGTAGATGTATTAAAACTACCGGGAGAGGGAGGTGGAGATAGCGCCGGCGGAATGTCACCCGAGTCAATTGTGAAATTATCAACTGCAATTGGTATAGCAAATGGTATTGCATTTACAGGTGCATTTGGAATGATAATGCCATTAGTAGCAGGATCATTTGTAGGAGCCATGGCAATGAGTATGCCGATTATTGCAACAGCAATTACCGGAGCAATTATAGCAGGAGCAGCAGCAACTGCATTAATACCAAAGCCAGTACTAATTCTTAATCCAGTATTACCTACATTTGAAACTAATCCAGTAATGCTAATGGGATCAATGTTAGGAGGTATAGCTGATATATTTGGAAGTGATAAAGAAGAAACAAAAACTAAAGAAGAAGCTGTTACTATGAAAGATGTGATAGCCGCAATTAGTAATATAGAAATTAACTTGGATGGTAAAAAAGTATCATCTGGTGTTAGAATAGCAGATTCATTTAGAATCTAAAGAAATTAATCAATGGCATTAAAAGATTTAAAATCAGACTTATCATGGTATGGAAAGAAAAATCCAGGACCATACAAACCTAATGCCGATTATAACGATACTAAATTTACAAATGATAACGGCATTCCAGGAGCTACAGTAACTGGATACGCACCTCGAGGAAATTCATCTGTAGGGTTTAGACAAGTAGCAGCCGGAGATAAATTTTTAATAGATGATGTTACATTTTCAGACAGAGGATCTGCTAGTCGAAAAGCACAATTAGGCGTAGGCACTAAATTTCCAATTGGCCCATCTGGCGAAGTTCATTCATTTGATATTGTAAGGACAGGATTTAATGATTCTGCAAAATATGGAGAAGTATATTCTGCATCATCAAATAAAGGGTTGGCAGATACATATACAAAAGATTCTCCAATTGATGATATGTATAACAAATTTAATCTAAGAGATGATGCAACACCTCAATTAGGATATATAAATCATCCATTAATTTTAAGAGGAATACAAAGAAA